CCTTCGCTACTAGTTGCAACTGCATCTGTAATAAGACCTAAATCATTAGTATAAGTAGTATTACCTGCACATATAGCAATGTTACTTAATTGTGCTGCAGTAGGAGTGGTTTTCTGCCATGCACCATCGCTAGCATTATAGACTTTAAAGGTATCTTGACTTGTATTGAAGAAAAGGTCACCATCATCTAATGAATCTGTTGGATCATCAGTACCAAATCTATATCTATTATTAAATGAGTTTACTGTTTCACTAAGAGATATAATATCAGAATCCTTAGCAATAGCTTTATGATATGTATAAGTATTAAGTGTTTCTGTAGTCTGTACTAGAAGACCCATACCCTCTGTAAAGGATTTGCTTTGTAATGCAGAAGGGAATCCAGTAATTCTTACTGTAGTACCTCCTAGAGTCCTTCCATTGGTACTTACACCATCACTGTCAACATTAATACCTGCAGCATCTGAAATAGATACTACTGTACCTGTATCATCTTCTGGATCGGGATGAGCATTAGGAAAACTAACTTCATTATCTATAGCAATGAATGCACCAACAGCATCTAATTGACTAACTACAAAACTATTAATTGCAGAACTAGTTGGTATATCATTAGTATTACCAGCATTAAATGTAGTAGTAACAGTTTTACCATCTAATTGGTTTAATTCAGTCGCACTTGAAGATAAGTTATTTGCAAGATCTTTTAATTGAGTATCTGCAATTTTTGCTACAGTAATAGCATCATTTGCTATATGTACTGTATCAATACTTAAATCTGTATAATGTTCTGAATCAATCGCATCATCAGCAATCTTTGTACCATCGACTGCATCAGTAGCTATTTTAGATCTACTTACAGCACCGTCTCTTATTTTTGTCTCTTGTATCTCTTGATCATGTAATTCATAAACAGAGTATAATGATTGTTTTTGGTTATCATTTAGATCACCAGCTTTAACTGAAGCACCTGCAGTATAAGAGGATCTAGGAGAATGTACTCCTACAACACCTGTAGCTACTTCTGTTTTACGATAAATACGGATGGTCCTATCATTTTTAGGTGATCCATCTGATTCACATACGTCACTATCGACGCCTGTATTATTAAAAGTTATAGTACCACTTGCTGCAGAATAATCAGGTATTGTAAAGTTAGTTACATCTTTAAAAGTACCTCCTGCATCAGTTACTGAAACTTTTATATCTTCCTTCTTTAAAGACTGTATGGTGTAGGACCAAGTTTTATCCGATCCATCACCTGTATATTCTTTGGATGTGTGTGTTGATGCCATTTTATCTATACATATTTAGGACGGATTCAATATTAGCTGTTCCAGAAGACAGCTGTTTTTCTAAGCGGGTGACTTTTTTCTTGTGTTGTTCTTGCATAAGTTCTTGGATATCAAAATCATTCATGATACTTGCCCAGGCACTATTTCGAGCTTCTCTCATAATCTGACCTATACGCCTATTATGAAAATAATCTCTTGCTTCATAATCTCCTCGTCTTCCAGCTTTGATATCAGCCATCATCTCTCTTAAAGATGCAATAATTTTTTTATCTCTAGCTAATTTATTTAATTTTAATTCTAATCTTTGTTCACCAATAGCTTTTTGGAATCTAGATCTAATTTCAGGATGATCAGTTAGATTCACTCCACCAGGAGCATAATAAGTAGATTGCCTTAAATCATATCCACTATTAAATAGTAACTGTCTACCTGGGCTATGATCTAAATTAAAATTAACAGGTATTGTTGAATTCCATAATCTAGTCATAGGATCCCAATCTCTAATTGGTTTACCATTCAGCATATCATATTTAATAGGTAAATCATAACCAGGTAATTTCTCCATGAATAAGTTTCTATTCTGTATTGATTCCATAATACCTGAGCTTAATTCTCTAGCATGAGGAGAGAATACTTTACCTAATTCATTTCTAATACCTGCTAATGGGACTGTATTATTAGCTATATTTGCTACAATTCTATTAGCTTGACCAGGTTTACCAGCAAATAAATCGACAAATTGCTGCATACCAGCTAGATATGATTTACTAGTCACACCTTGAGCAACTAATAAGGACATTTTTAGAAGATTTTTTTCTGTCCATTCAGAACCCATTAATTGACTAGCATCACCAATATCAGCTACGGTAGATAGAATCATATTGAAAGGTTCAATAGAATCATAGTTAACCCATACATCTCCTAATCTTATACTTCTAGCATACCATTTATTATCTAGCCATACTTGTCGTTTCTGTCTATCAATAGGACCATTACCTGTCAAACTTCCACTTAACCATGCCCATGATGCCATACTAATTAAAGAAGCACCCATGGATAAACGACCAACTTGGATCGCTTTAGCATTAGCTAGCTCTCTTGCATTAGTAATACCATATTGAATAACTTCTGACAAATCATCTGGTTTAGCAAAAGCTATATCATTAAATTCTTTAACAAGGAAGTTAAATCCTGGAGTATGTTTAGCAGTTAACTCTAATCCATTCACACCAGTTCTAGCAAATAAGAAGAAAGGTTTAGCCCATGGATTTTCTTGGAATACTTGGTTTAATCCAGCTGCAAATCCCTGTAGAGGTTTAGTTAAAGTTGCTTCATTAGCTGCATATTTAGCAGCTTCATCAATTAAATTATTTTCAGCATCAAAAATTTGAGAATGGAAATTATCTTCAAATGCTTTTATTACACCTGGTGTTATTTCTGGATTAGTTAATACACCGCGTCCTTGGGCATCCCATGCAGATAGTAAAGCTTTCTCTCTCATCTTAGCTCTACCAATGATATAACGGAAACTATCATCAGTAGCTGCCATTATTTTAGTAGAATAAGTGAACCATCTAGTATTATTAGCATTTCTAGCCATGTTAGCCATAGCAAATGCTGCTTTATCTCCATCTGTAGCTCTACCACTATCTTCTGCCCAGCGTCTTAAGATCTCCCAGTTATTATCTTCTCTAGTATACTCTTGGAATCTACTCTTAACACTAGATATATCACCACTCCAATAGGAATTAAGTTTTGTTCTAAACAATTCAAAGGATTCAGGTATAGCTTGCATCATTGCATTGAGCTGAGCTAATCCTAATTTAACTGTTTGTCTATCTCCACTGAATGGTAATGTTACTACACCTCCTAAAGTTTGTGCAAAAGGTCTTAAAAATGTAGCAGTACTAGTACCCATAATAGCTCTTATAGCAGTCTTAGGACCACTTAAGATACTATGAATCATCATATGCTGAAGTTCTCTAACTAATGCACCAGTCTGTCTCTTACCTTCAATTGTACCACCTTTGATCATCTTCCTAGCCCATTTATCAAAGTCATCTAGGCTATTAACTGTTTGCATAGAAGAGAAAGCTTCAAACAGAGACATTAATAAATCCCCATCATCACTACCTTCAGCTAAATCTAAGATAGATATTATAGATTCTCTTGTATCTCTCATCTGTTCTGAGAGATTTCTTTGTAAGAATGATCTCTTTTGACCTGCTCCTAACTCTCTAAAGTTAGAAGATTTGATGATTCTAGCACGTTTAACTTCTGTTAAAGCTACTAGCATAGTATCAACTATCTGTTGTGCAGGTCCATCTATATCTGTTAAGTCAGCAAAATCAGCTATTTCTCTACCAGATATACCCATATCTCTTACTTTTTGTAGTAAAGTACCTACAACCATATCGGCTACAACTACATTTCTACTAGTAAGAGTTTGTATTTGATCAGGAGTACCTTTATCATATACATCCCAACTCTCAAATATTTCTTTTAGATACTCAGCAGCTGATAACTCAGTTGCATTTCTACCACTGGTTATCCTTTGATGAGCTGCAATAGCATCTCCAAATACTTCTACTAATCTTTTACGGCTATTCTTGGTACCTCTTAAAATTCTTTGATATTTATCATTACTCATCAATCCTCTCATAACTTGATCTACCATCTCTTCAGTAAGACCAGCATTCTTAGCTATACGTTCTCTTTGTATAGCTGTTAATAAGTTACCAGAAGAACCTTCTTCAGCACCCCAGTTAGTTCTAATTTTCTTCTGATTTTCCCATATAATAAAAGGATCATCAACTGAGGAAGTATCACCCTGCCAAGCATCTTTAGAGTGTGCATTTTTAGCAGCTCTCCATTCTTCATTTTGTTGAAGTTCTGATAATGCTTTCTTTATTGTACTATCTTTTGCAGTTTGATTTCTAGCTTTAACTTGATTTAAAACTTTTTTACCACCTCTACCTAATAGTATAGTAGCACCATCAAAGATAAGTCCAATACCCATTCCTTCAACAACATTCTTAAATTTCATCCACATAGGATGATCAGTATCTTTAGTAGTTAATGGTGTATCTATCCAACCATAACGATTCTTAAGCATTCCTAATGCGTTATGACCGTCTGATTCCTTAGAGACTATGTCGGATATAGCACCAATACCTGCAGCTCGTACAAGACTATAACCTTTCATTCCCTTTATAACAGCTGGTACAGTGAAAGGACTAGCTTTAATAGCTGCAATAGTTCCTACTGCAAGTCCTCCAAAATGTACAACACCTCTAGCTAACGAACCCCACCATGTTTTTGTTATAATAGGATTATCATAAGATCCCGTAGGATCCCATTCTGGTTTATAAGTACCAGTTTCTTCTCTTTCCCTTGCCATTTCACCAGAAAGCATATCAGCTGTACGTTCTGGAAATGTAGCTATAGATGAAACAGTATCCTGTATACCACCTGGAATGATAGTACTTAATTCTTTAACGGCTCCTTTAAAACCACCACCACCTGGTTCATTTCTAGGATCGTCTAATTGATCTTGCTCTGCTTGATCTGAAACTTGTTGTTCAAGTTGTTGTTGTTCTACAGCTTCAACTGTAGATTGTATGTCTGCTCTTTCTTGTTCAGCTTCTATACTATTTTCTAGAAACTGTTCATCAAGTTCAGGCATAATAAGTTCGTCTAAACTGTTATCCATAGTTTTATTAGATTGGTTCCATGTTTCTAGCTCTTCGATCTGCTGGTAAAGTAAGGCTGAATCGAGCTGCGTCTGGTATTAATTCATTAAAGTAGTTATATGAAGATCCTGGAGATGACATTAAATCTGTATAAAGCTGTTGTTCTTCTTTAGATAAATGTACTAATTCTGGTGGTATACAATCTAATCCATTAAGTTTACATGATTCACTTGCGTCAAGTTTATTCTTAAATAAGAGTAATTCGCTCTGTAATTCTTCATTAAATAATCTGGTGTTTTCTATGACACCTGATCGTCTTGCTTGAATTATAAGATCTATTAATGTTACAGCTGGTATATTATACATACCAAGACTGTAATTATGTAATTCACCTTCATCTAAACTATTTAAAAATACACTTAATTCTTGTATATTCATTGATGATATTGGTGTTTCATGTAAAGCAGTTATATCTCTTCCTCTACTTTTTATAGTATCGAACGAATTATTAGGATATCCTTCTTGTATTACTTTTAATAACTGGACAGCATCGTTTCCAGTTAAAACTCTATGTGTCCTGCCTGGGCTATTATTATTTATCAATAAATTATTATCTTTTCCGTTTACAATACTTGACTCAGGAGGTGGTGTATACTTCCCATCTGTTGCGTTTAAAGCTTTAAGTCTTAATTCCATTAACTCATGAGGAGTTAGATGTTTAAACTGCTCGGCAATTTCTAAATAATACTTAGGGATACCAACACCATACACACCTTCTCTATAATCATGAGCTTGTTTTATTACTGAAGAGCTTTCTCCAAGCCAAGGAGTGTTTTGTACTATAGGGTTAACACCTGCTTTTATTTGTTTTGTATTTATATCCATCTGTTCCACTATATTTCGAAGATCATCGTCATCGAATGAAGTTATCACTGGATCAGTATGTTGGCCTGTTAAGATTTCTGCTTTTACCTCTTTGATTGCTTGGTCATGAGCTTGCTGTTCGGATAAAGTTACCTTAGCATTAGGATTCAGATATGACCTCATCTTTCTTAAGTAAGATGCTTTAGCATTGTCTTCGATATTCATATGCGCACTATTCTTAACGCCAAGGAAACCTCCTTGTGTCTGAGCTATCTTTCTAACTTCTGGCTGTATTTTAGAATTAAATTCTTTTAATAATTCAACACCAGGAGTAGTTTTATTATGCTCTTTTATTTTTTTAAGCATTTTTCGCTTTAATTCGCCATTTTCGATTCCAGCAACTCTTCCATAAGGATCTTCAAAATAAAGCCCATTATTCATATCTCTTTCTATATATCTAACGATTTCATTATCGTCACCAGTAAATGAGGTAGCTGTATTACGAAGCCTATTTAAATATTCATGATCTGCATTAATACCTAATTCAGTAGCAACTTCAGATAATGCTTGTTGTATATCATCATTACTTACCTCTTGACCTTGTTCAATTTTTTCTTCAAACTCTTTTGTTTTTTCATTTACTAATACAATAGCATCAGCTTTTAATTGTTGTTCAATTTCATTAGCTTCTTGAACTTGCCATTTATTATGTAAATTCTCTAAGGACTGAAATAAACCTGGATTGATTTGTTCAAAAGTTTTTGATCCACTTCCATCTTTTGCAGGATATAATGTTTTATCATCTATTATTTTAGCTATATCAGTAGAATCAGCTAATCCTAAATCATTAGCAATGTTAAGATTATTTATTAATCTAACACCTGCTTTACTGATACTTTTAGATCCATCACCTTGTAAAGAATGACGTTCAAGATAACCTCCACCTTTATTAGTTATAGTTTCAAGTAATGCACCTGCACCTGAATTATTTATATCATTTACTAAACCAACTACTTCATTAGCTTTAGTAACTTTTATATCATTTTTTATATCTTCTTGTAGAAAAGATGTTCGTTCTAATTTAAAGGTCTGTTGAGCTTTATTGAAGAATATCTTCTTATCTGAAGTACTTAAATTGTTTAGCTTTTTTTGCTGAATATAAGCTGTAAAAATATGCTTCTCTAATCTTTTAGCTATATCCCATTCGCCTGCTTCCATAGCCTCATAATAAGACCATGGTTTATCTAAATCAGATAGTTGTATTTGTTGGTTTCTAACAGTAGATAAAAATCCTATAAACTGATCCCCTTCATAATTCGCTCTAGCAGTACCAGTAGCACTTAATTCTTTATGTGTTGGTGTTTTTAATACTTGATACTTATAAAGTTGATCAAGATCTGGATCTTCTCTATACTGATAAATTTCTTTATCAACTTCATTTTGTTGTTTTTTAGTCTCTATATATTCATCTATAGCATCTTGTCCTTTATCTAAGACGTCTTGTGGGATACCTGCTGATTTGTAGAAGTTTGTTTTATCCTCTACCTTTGCTTTTTCTAAAGCATCATTTTGTTTATCTAGATCTGTTTGGAATAAGTCCCATTGAGATTCTATATCGTTTTTCTCGTCAAGTTGTTTTTTTAACTTTGCTCCTGTTTCAGTAATAGATACAAGCTGGGTCCACTTCTGTGCCTTTTGTTTTTCTAACTGCTGAGCTAACTGCATAGCAGCTTCTGTTTCTGCTGCAAAAGCTGCTTTATTTTGATCTATAGCAGTATTTATAGACTCTTCAGGGTTCTCTTTTAGTGGAAGCCAATCTGTTTCTGTTCGGCCAAAAAATAGCGGATCATTAGTCATAATTTAGTTCTCCTTAATTTGGGGAAAATAACGATCGTCCAGCTGTTGCAATACTTAGTCCAGTTTGCAATCCACTTAATATCATACCAGTTGTATCTCTTCCAGGCATCATAGTTGGAGGTCCGAATTGAGGTTTGCCTCCTAATTCTTCTCTGTTTTTATTTATAAGATGTTGCTGCTTTCTATTTAAACCAGTTAAGAAGTTAGCTTGACCAAAACCTCTTAATTGTTCCATTTTGTAATCAGCTTCTGCATATTTATTATATAAAGTCTCTAACTTATGTTTTCTTCCAGCAGTACGTGAACCATCACTTGTATCTTTTAATCCTGCAAAGAAGGCAGTAGCAGTTTTTTGCCTACTGAATAAATCCTTACCTTGCTGAATATTTACTACTGTTTGGAAGTTACCTATTTCATAAGACCTACCTCTACCTTTTATAAAGTTTCTTTTCTTTTTAAAACCGACTTCCTTATTCCAGTATTTTAGTTGGTTAGAGGCATGGGCAAATTCTTTGTTTTGATGTCTAAGCTTAGCTTGTTGACGCGCTGCGGCGTTAGGATCTTGGCACACGGCAAAATTCAATAAATGGTAAATTGTTAGGGCCAAAGGAAATTTTTCTTAAAAATTTAAAGCCCAAAAATTTTAATAGTTTTAGGTGAACAATATTACGACAATCAACAACATTCCAGAGTAAAGGTTCACTTCGACCTTCAATGAATCTTTTAGCTTCTCTAGTAAATGTTATAGGGTAGTCATGGATAGCAGGTGTACATAACATCCAAACTTCTCCTTGAGGTCCGACTCCAGCCATACCAGCAGTCTTGCCGTTAGGCATTTCAAACCATACTGCGGTGCCTTCAGAAGCTATCCATCCAGCGTATTCTATAGGATTAGTTCCATGACCTTCTACCATCTCTCTACGGTCCTCTGGACGTAGATTGGAGACCACCTCTAAGGCAGCCTCCTTCGTAATAGGGTGTATTAAATTAGACACGACGATAAAATCTGGGTGAGAAATCACCTTCCCAAGATAAAGATCTTAATGTAGCAGGTGATGGGTGTTTAGATTTTAAAGATATATCTACGTTTTCATTTTTTTCATATACAGGTATTGATTTTGTTACTTCATCTTTATAAGGTATTGCGGATGCATCATATCCATCCATCTCAGTAGATTCATATGTATCTATAAAAGATTTTTTACCTTTTCTTTTTAATTCAGTTTCATATACTCCTACTTTACCGAATCTAAGTTTTAATCTATGTAATATTAAAGAAGAATTAATTGATGAAGATATCCTTTCACCATCTACTTTATTAACATATATTGTAGGTAAATCTACTTGGTAATTATAAAGATAACCTAAGTATAAAGTACCAGCTGACCAGTTACCAGGTACTGTGAAATTATCAGTTTCAATAACAGTACATTTAGCATACTTAGCAATCTTATCATTATCAGTATTAACATCTACTATTACTAAATCATTACCTGTTGAAGTAACTTGATCTATCCAATCTGATTGATCAGTAAATGTAGTTACATTCGTATTCTCATCCCAAGTACCATTACTTACACTTACCCAGTTATCTAAATGTATTAGATATTTATTAGATTCAGAATCTGTTACATTAATATCTTCACTACCTTCAATTAGATTTAAAGAATGTAAGAATTTATCTTTATCTAGATAATAATACTGATCATTAACTACAAAATGATAAAGTAATTTTTGGTTAAAAACCCACTTCATCCATGCAGATTGTTTTCTATCTGAACCTATTTGAAGATATTTGAATAAGTAAACTGTATTAGTATCTCTCTTACTTATCATAACTAACTCATTTTCTCTTGAATTAGTCATTAGATCTAAATCTTTAGGTAATAAATGAGCTACAACCTTACTACTCTCTACAACAGCTGGTTCAGATTCTCTTCTTATATCAGCCATCTCCATAAATCGACTATAAGAACCAGAGTTATCTATAAATGCTCTAGTAGCTCCCAGTGATATAGGAGTTAAAACTTTGTTATAATTATAAGAAGAAATAGCTCTAAGTTTAGCTGTATCTGGATTAAATATGGTATCATCAGATGCTAATAAGAACT